ATTTCTTTGCGCGATCTCGTTTCGAGTCATCTTTTTCGGTTTAGTGTTCTTAATGTTACAAATACGTATTAATGCAAATAATCTATTTAGATGCCATCTTTCACATTCAAAAGGAATTTGAAATGCAACCATCCAATAATAGATTAACTCTGCTGTAATTACTTCGCCTCTTCCTCTTCGTTCTGGCATAGAACCAAACGTTGTTGCTGATTCTTTTGATTCGATATACCTATTAATTTCTGCTATATTTTCTCTGCTTAACCTATTAAACAAACCATCAGGATAATTTTTATTAATAATCATAGATTCAATATAAGAAAAAATTTCTGCAGTAGTTTTAGATTGTTGAGTCAAGAAAGGAGTTTGATGTTTTGACTCCCATTTTGACAGTGAGATAAGAGAATGCTCCAACTTCAATTCGAAGTCTCCAACAGATTCGAAAGTTTCTGTCTCTTCGTTATAAAATTCTGTTCCAGGAACAATAATTTTGAGCATTCTCAAATCTCCTATCATAAAAATTAAGGTGCAGTACCTTGAGCCCAAGCAGAACCAGTCCAATGAGCTTGCCCAGGACCACCGGCTGTTCCAGTCTGAACATACTCACCAGTAGTCCATGCTGTAGCTGGATTAGCTACAATTGATCCCGATTGAAGGGCAGCAACAGATGACGGAGGAATACACCCCGTCGGAGTCCATACACCTGGAGTACCAGCGTCTGCACCAGTAGCAGGTGCTCCACCAAGAAGAGTAATGACCTCATCAGGAAGAGGAAGCCTTGCCTCATTAGCACCATTACCATACAATTCATCTTCAAGGGCTGATAGACCACCACTAACAGTAGTTGAATCCACTACGACCAAAGAAGTAGGTTTGTAACCAGTTACCGGAACAGGAGTCGTAGAAATATCCCAACTAAAAGCAATAGCCTCAGGAGAATCGTTAACTGTATTATATGCTTTCTCTGAAGGAGTAGCAATACATCCATATACAAGATGAAGTTTATAACCGTGTGAATCACCATCAACATCATTTCCTATCCTAGTACGATAGGACAAACCGAATGTTTTTCTCGGTTGCTGCCCAATATAAATACCAGGTTGAGGAACACCAAGACCATCGAATTCTGCAAATTCTGGTGGATAAGTAAACGCTTCGATTGTAGCACCAAATTCTTCAACCGAAATAAGGTTAAGATACTTGATGTTGTCTGCATATTGCGCATTCGGCTCAGCGCCACTAGGACTTTCAGTAACAGTTGTAAGACCATTCCATGAAACGCCAACATCGTAACTACCATTAGCATCTGGAATGTAAAGAACCCCATGGTCAACGCCGGTTTCGTAAAAACGATCCCCGACACTATCCCAAACAAGTGCTGCCATTGTGTTTCTCCTTAGAAGAAAAGTTTGTAAACGTCGTGGTTTAGGTTATCCGCTGTATAAAATCGATCATATGAACATAATGGCAATTGAGAAATTTTATCAGGTATTTCACTATCAGGATCTTTATCAATAACAATTACTGTATATCGTAATCTTCGCCTATAAGGAATATCATCAGCATGATTAATTTGTTCATAATAACGATTATAAATTATGCAAGGATATTGCAACTTAATAGTAGGCGGTGGTTGAAAATATACATTATCAATACCTGAAACATCTATTAAAAGAGTTTGAAGATCAAGACGTTTGCCCATTATAAACACTCCCTAAAGTCATGATGAGTCGAGGACTCTTTACTTCGACACTTGTAACTGTCCAAAGAGTCCCCGCCCATCGTACGTATTTAATTTTAAAGAAATGTTCGGTGGCATATTGATCAGCGACAATACTAATTGAATTACCAACAGTAATATCACTGTTTAAACCTTCTCCATCTTCTAATCTTCTCGAATTCCGAATTACATCACCATAATATTCGACTTCATTAATAGTATCGATCCAAACGCCAGAATCTACAGGAGTTTCTACAGAATCACCATAACCAACTGCTCCAAAGAATCTAGCCATTTTAACTCCTCTATGAAAACACAATTAGCTCACAGTAATATGGAATATATTGGTTGCCGCTTGGAATGAGGAATCCATACCATAAAGGTATCCATCTGGAACATATCCGGTTCCGGCTTGGGCTGTGGCAATCGAAATATCCATTGAGGTATCAGAACGAGTGCCAATGGTTAATGGAGTTGTACCGTCAAGAGTCGGACTGTCAGCAAGAACAATACTATTAATAGCCGAAAATCCCGTTCCGGTAATAGTTGCCGATCCGGGAGTTACGAATGGCTGCGGTGTTATTCCGGTTATATTGGCTGGTGTACCGGCACCGCTATCTATTTTGGGAGTGAACCATGAACCGGAGGATTGCTCTGACGATCATTAGGAGGCTCAGGAACAATAACGTGAACCGTTCCACCAGGAGGAGGAACAAACGTTCCTTGCTTAACTACCAAAGCTGACTTCAGTTTAACCAAAGCACCTGAACAACGAGTTTCAATCAGATACTTATATTGGTTATAATCAATATCGAAATCGTCGAAAAGACTTACCTGACCACCTTGGTCAGCACCAATAACATAATCAGTCATATTCACAATAATTGCCAAAGGAGCACCGGCAGCTGGGTCAAATATATCAACAGGAATAACTGAAGAAACACGAAGTTCAGAAGCAAATTGATCAAGAGAAGTATAAATACGACGACCAAGAGTATCTTTTAAAAGCATAACTTGGGCAATAAGTGACTCGCTTGTATACATCACTGGCATTCCACTACCACGATACAACGCCCTGTATTGAACAACAGCATCGACAAAGTCTGAAATATCGCCAGCAGCAAGATCACACAAAACCTGAATACTAAAGAGAGGATCATCTGTAGCAATAGGACGAATACGATCATCCAGAATTTGATCCGGATCTGGAGCAGTACGTCCATCGCCAACCAAGATAGCGCGTGCCAACTCTTCGTCAAGCATAATACGCATCTCGCCCTTCATCCAGGCGACAACGTCAAAGTCCGTAATGTCAAGAATGTCATCACGATCAAGTTTTTGCTTCTTGTAAATAGTTTGAGGATATGTTTCACGACGAGCCGTTGAATAAAACTCTTCAGTTTTCTCAGCTCCAGTAATATAACCCTTCGCTCGGGCATCGTCATAAGTAAGATCCGCCCAATGAGTCTTTACCCGACTAAACGGTGACTTTCGAGCTCCATTAAGAACTGAATTTACCCACTCAGTACGACGAGTATAAAATTCAGGAGCAGTAGTAAGAGCCTTAGCCTCAGGGAAAAGAGTATCAATCTGATTAATCCCATGAGCAAGAGCATAATTCTCAACAGCTTGCTTTAGGGAACCATTCCTTGTTGCGTCTGCAACAATACCCTGCATGTCGGAATGGGAGAGAACAGGCACCTTAGAATCCTTATCATCCTTCTCGAAAACGTTTCGAGTCATTGAGCTACCTTCCTGATCCGATTTGTTGGAGTCATTGTCAAGATTATCTTGTTGAGCCGTAGTAGTATTACCGGCATTACTCGCATTATCGCCGGATTCAAGAACCTGACTAAGCATATAATGAAGAACTTCTTTCTGCTTATCAGTCATTGAATCATAAACATCTTGAATTGTTTCATTATCTCCAGAATTATCACCGGCATTATCGCTTGAAGTAGTATCAGTACTAGTATGCTCAAGCTCAAGACCTGTATAAATAATTGCTTCATCTTCGAGAATTTGATTATCATCGTCTGCATGACGAATTGTAACATTTTCAATTAGTGCACCTGGATTTGCTCCAGAAAGAACAAGGCTTACTTCTCTAATGGCTCCGTGAAGAACTTTTCCCGATCGCTCAACGAGTTCGTTAGCCCAAATAGAAAGCATAGTGATGTCGCCATGATCAAGAAGACTCTTAGTATGAACAGCCTTTGGCGACTTATTGAAAAATCCGTAGGTATAAACACCATCGTCTCGATTTTCAAGTACGGCATGTCCAAGAACATTCTCTGGATCTGAATGACCATGTTGCCAAACGAGAGGAACCCGCGCTTTATCCTGGTGTTTGAAAGCCCCAGGCATGATGGTCCTACCGTCAGAACATTGGAGTCCAGCCTTAGTAGCATAACCGCTGAAATCTGGTTCCATTTTGACTGATCCTTTCCAAAAGAGCTAAGGCCCAGAAGTTGGAGTTGGCTGTGGCATATTGCTGTTGACGAGTTTATCTGCTTTTGGATCATCCGAAGGTTTAATTCCAAGAAAGTCTCTAATTTCGTTTGCTGAAAGAATTTCATTACGAGTAAATTTGTCAGCAATCTCAGCTACATTAGTAACAGGAACCAACTTGAATGGATCTCTAAAGTATTGAATGCGCTCATCACCCTTAGAGCCTTTAGGGCCAAGAAACGCTCTTTGCATAGATTCAACGATAGCGTCAACTATAGGTTCAATGGTACGATTAAAATAGTTCAACATCTGTTCTTCGTTAGCTGTACCATTCATTACCTCTTCGGTAAGACCTAGTTGATTGTACAGCATGTTCTGAAGATATTCGACCTGCTTAAGAAGATTGTTCTCTGCCGGTCGATTAAGCTGAGTAATCTTTTCGGTGCCATCGGTATAAGCTATACCATATTGGCTACCCTTAAGTTGAAATTCAATATCTTCTCGTCTTTTCTCAGCTTGCTGTCGTCTAGCTTCAGATTTAATTACATAAGGAAGTTGGATAATCAAATCCAATTTTCCAGAACCAGATTGTTCATCAACAGCATCAAGAAGACTGAGTTTTCTAATCAATCGTTGAAGAGTCGAGTTTGGTTCATTCATAACTGAATACAATGGATTTTCAATAATTGCTACAATTCTTTTTTCCAAAGTAATCTCTTCACGTCTACCTTGATTCTCATTATAAACACTTAACCGAACATGTTTAGGATACCAAGTAACAATTTCGCCAACTCTTAAACTGTAAATATCAAAAAGTGCATTAGTTTGAGGATCTCTAGTAGTATCTACTGGAACAATTGCCGCAACACCTTTGTCAAAAAGTGTCATACAAACATCTTGTCTAAACGGTCTTGGTGATTGATCAATGTTAGGTTCCCATACAAGACATTCATTCAAGGCGCTTGGCATATCTTCTATATATCGTCCATCGGCATCAATTTTGATATGTTTTATCTCTAGACCTGCGGCGTCAACACTTATTCTTGTATAAATCGATGAAACGATAGAGCGCTCATTATAAATAGTCAATCTTGGCCTAGATGGAGAACCACTACCATAATATGGCGTAATAGCATATTCATAATCGTCAATTTGATCAGTAGTATTACGGAAGGCATTCCATGCTTTTTTGATTCTGTCAAAAACTGGCAATATAAATCACCTCCCGTTAATTTTTAGTACTCATTCGAATGCCTCCTTATTAGCCTTGTATGCAATGTACGCATCCATCATGGCTGAGACATTGTCAATCTTTTCTTCTGCTCTTTTCTTTAAAAGTTTTCGGTTTCCATTTGTGTCTTCCAAAGTAACGGCATTGCCCATAGCAAAAGACATTAGTTCTTGGTCAAAAATTAGTTTTCGTTCCTCTGACAGAATTTTTAATTCACCTAAAGGAACAGATTCTGTCTTTGCTCCTTGAATTACTTTCTCAATTCCAAATGGTCCGTTCTCTGTTTCCCATCTATTAACAAATTCTTTTGCATTATATGGGTCAAAACCAAAACAACGAACATCATACTCATTTGAACGAATAAAATGATCGAGATCATCATAAACCTCCATCATATCAAGTACAGTTCCATTAAGAACCTGCAAACTTCCCTCATTTATAAAATCATTGTACTTGATTCGCATAGCACCAGGAAGTTTCATCAATGTTAAATCAGTAATATAACTCCTAGTTTTAATTCCAAATGAATAATTTTGAAAAGGAAACAATAAAGTAAAAGCGCAGAAGTCATCGCCTTGCGAAAGATCCGCGCCGAGGGCGCATGGCATACCCCAAAATTCTCTACTTCTATGAGGAAGCGTTTCTTCATAAGTAAAGAAGTACGTATAACCTTCCATTGGAATTCCAAACCGCTTTGCTAGAATGTCGTTCCGAGACGCTGGGGCCTTTTCGGCTCTCTCAACATCTAAATGATAAACATCATAGGTAACAGTTTTTCCCAAATTAGGATTTGCCTTTAACCATGTCGCAGGATCAGCAATTTCTTCTATGTCATCAAGTTTGTAATGCCAGATAGAAATGTGTGGTGCTTGGTACTCACCTCTAAGTATGCTAGAAAGTTCCATTTTGATTGTATCACCAGAACCATTTCGAACAGTCCCTTCGGAACTAATAGCAACAATCAAATAGTCGTCCATCTTTGAAGCACCTTGTTCAATTGCTCCAACAACATCTTCTCTAATGTCTCCAGACAACCATTCATCAATTGTTGAGACCTTAGGTCGAAGTCCTTGAAGTTTGTTAATAGTCATAGGACGTACTTCTAGCAAAGAACCAGTAAGAAAGTTTTCAATACCTTTCTTAGTTGAAGCAAGTTTTACTCTTTGAGCTCTTGACCCGGTAGTATTTTGCAAAGAGCCTTCAGTTAAAAACTTAAATAGAGGACCTCTTGCTCTGGTGATGGCAGTGCGAAGAGGAGTCATTACTTCTTCTGCTTGCTTCATAGTTGGAGCAGTAGTAATTTGATGAGTTGTTGCGGTATCTACATTTAGAAAGTATGCCTGGATACATTCGGCATACATTGACTTGGCTGACCCTCTAGCTACAATGAGGTATTGTTTTGTCGTAAGTCTTTTCTTTATAGACTTAGTAACATAATGGCCGCCACGTCCTTCAATATTAGGTTCGTATACACTTCGTTCCACAAAGAAATACCAACCAAAAATTTGTTCAGCCCAAAGTTTAAAAGTATCTAATAGATAAAGATCACTTCCATCAGTAAGAGTCAACTCAAATTCACAATATTTTATAAAACCATGAACCGCCATGTCATCATAATAAATATTAGGATTTGCAATGAGATCGTCTATTCGGTTCATCTCCATAGAAACTTCCCTATTTACAGGAATTTCTCCACGAAGAACTGCAGCACGAAATTCACCATAATACTTAGGAGTTGCAGTATTAGATAAAGTCAACTCCCACCTCCATGCCTATTTACGTTTAGTAATCATACTAGCGGCTTCAGATCCCATCTTTTTGCCAACTGCTGTTTTAACTCCAAGCAACAAAGCACCTGTAAGAACTGTAGTTGCAACAGCTCGACCACTATTCTTAAGAATTTCACCAGCTAATTGTTCACCTCTTGAAACATCACGTTTATTTAATTCATTATACTTTTTCTCTGCTTCCATTCGCCGAATTCGAGCTTCAAGTTCTGCAGAAGTAAGATGTTTTGGGTGTTTTTCAAAAACCGTACGAGAAGTTCCTCGCGTTGGTTTTCCAGAAGCATTTCTTCCACGTCGAACACCCCATCGCATTCCTTTAATACCATGATGTTCTAGAGAAGACGCTTTTTGAGTTTTGAATTGAGCACTAAGAGTTTGCAATCGACGTTCTGCTTTGGCTTTTTGATCAGGAGGAGCCTTTAATGGAGCCCTTGCCCCATGCAAAGCTGCTAAAGCAGCACTAACTCCGTTCTTATTAATCACTCCAGCAGGTGTTTTGATAGGCAATTTACATTGGGTTTTTGATGTTGGAGGACCAGTATGCAAATGAATTAGACATGCATTATGCCATTGCTCAAGACTATAATCTGCTTCGCTATAATCACTCCAAGGTTTGTCACTAATGTGTTTTATAAATTCTTTAACGTCTTGATTCATACGGCCATACCTCCGGAGGAATGTCGGGCATAGGATCAACTGGGTCAAGTTCCCATTCTCTAAAGATATTAAGCCGCCATTCATACTCTTTAATTTGAGTATTTGTAGCTTCAATAAGAAATGAAGTTGCAGGAGGATCAAATAGACTTCTAACTTTCAAATATACGTAAGTTTTTACCAAATGAAGCTGATTTGGAGGAACATCAAAATCACTCCACAACGCAGAATCATCTTGAATAAAAAATCCATCGACTGGGCCAACACCCAATTGATTTAGAATGGAGAAAGACGCATTAATATGAGTAGTAACGTCCAAATCAAATGGAGTGTATTCATCATCAAGACCAAGAATCTTTTTGGTACTTTTTAGAATGCTTTCTTCCATGATTTACTCCTTTTTATACTACCAAAGCTTTGTATCATTAGGATTACGCGCTATAACTACCTTAGGATACGCTTTTTCGTTACCAAAATGTATTGCATTATGAGTGATTTGAGTAGTTGTAATAAGATATTCTGTATCAAATATCCAATCTTCACCATGAACAATATCCTCTACATCTAATGGATTTAAATGATGAATAAGAATTGCTCCGTTTATTTCATACCCTGAAATACCTAAATCACACCCATTATCTCGTATAATAACGCTATTTCGAGCCTGTTTCCACTCATATGAAGTGTAAAATTTCTGATTAATATAACGATCAAATCCAAATGTAGATCGTCCAACTCCTCCACTTAATTTTAAGTATTCAAATCGTTCTTCAAAGGTATTTAGTCTTTTAAGCTCAGAATATCGTCTAATCTTCATAATCATCGTCGTATTGCTCTACTTCTCGACCCGCATAAGAACGCATCGCATCCAAAGCGGCAGAATATAGCTCCTCAACTTTCTTAGCGGAAGCCAAAGTATCAACTCGAGCACCAAGTAATTCGTTTTCTCTGAAAAGACGTTCTTGTTCAAGTTTTTCTCTTGTAGAACCAAGTTTCAAGTAATGTGTAATTACTTGAGCAGAAGCAGTTCCTTCTGCAAGTTGCTTTTCGGCTAAATCAATTGCGAGAGAGACCAGTTGATTCTCACGATTTTCTTCCGTGGTAGCTGGACGACGATTTTGCCGACGTTTAGCACTCATCTAATCTCCTCTCTTCTTAATCGATTACACACGCTAAAATATTTTGTTGTCCACCCTTACCATTGACAGTAACTCGTCGAAGTGATGATCCTTCTGGACAAGAAAATGGTTCGGAAAGACCAGTTGCACCTCTTGGACCTGGTGGACCTTGCGGTCCTGTAGAACCAGTTTTTCCTTGTGGTCCAGGAGGACCTTGAGGTCCAGTACTTCCTTGTTGTCCATTTGAACCTGGTGGTCCCTGAGCACCCGTTAATCCAGTTGACCCGGTTGATCCGGTCGATCCGTTTACGCCATTAATTCCTGAATTACTTCCTGAACTACCATTTTTACCATCTTTTCCATTAACACCGTTTTTACCATCTTTTCCATTAACACCGTTTTTACCATTATGCCCGGGAAGACCTATTGGACCCTGAGGACCTGTTTTACCTGGTGGACCAGTCTTTCCTGGTGGACCTGGAACACCAGTAGTTCCACTAGCCTTATTTTGACCAGCAAAAACAGCAAATAGAATAGATGCAATCACAAATATTATTGCCAAACCTAATAGCAAATCGGACGAAACAATTCCTAATTCTTTATGATTAGTATTAATCATAATTTCAGGATAAGTCATTTTCAATCTATGAAGTTCTGCAGTAGCTGACTCTGCCTCTTTACGACTCGCATCTAATTCTTCCATACATTCTTTACTTCCTGTATGTTTAGCGCGAATAACCGCAGCCCAAGCTGTGACGATGGCAGCCACACCGGTACAAATGGCAGCAATGAGTGCGCCATCTCCACTCATTTAAGTAATAGGCGCTGTCCATGATGCTGACCAAGTCTGTGGTCCAACCAGGCCATCAACGCCTAGTCCTTTCTCAGCTTGGAATTGACGACATACTGACTCTGAGTATTGTGACCCATAATCGCCATCTGCTCCAGTTGGACCCAGATTCCAACCACGAGCGATCATTTGTCTCTGCCAAGTCGCCACGTTTGTACTATCCACGCCGCCGTAGTGTCCGGAATGACAACATGGGTCGGAACGTGGGGTTCCCAGATAGTGGTTTGATGGATACGGAAAGGGTGGCGCTTTACCTCCTGGAGGAGTAGGTGTTGGTGTTGGAGGAACCGGTGCTCCGCCAGTAGCAAGACTCAACACGTAGGCCATTGGAAAACCAGATCCACAATCAACATGGCCACCGCCCCATGAACCGAGATCCTTGTGTTGACAAACACCAGCAGAACCACCCTGAGCTTGACTTGGCGAGAGAGCTACAATAGGAATACCAAAAACGGCAGCTTCTTCCTTGATCCATTGCGCAGCATTAGCAAGCATGTTTGGGTGTTGTCTCCACTGTGCATCAGTCCATAAATAACCACCGCTAGGTGTGCAGAGTTCATTTTGAACCGCTACAGGATTGGCATTACTAGCTGTCCATGCCTTGTTGGACCGACCACAGTATTCACCAACAGTATTAGGAGTGTCGTCAGTACCAACGTGAGAGGATACCTCATTGGCGGGATTGGCAAAGAAATTGCCCAATGATTGATACGTCGTCGCACCCTCACTTGTATGCAATACGATCAAACGAACCTTAGCTCCACCACGACTGGAAATATTAGGACTTGGAATACCAACTCTTTTAAGTGTCATCTTTGCCCCTCGTATCCTACTTCTTCATCTCCCTCGTAGATGGCTCCTGGCGTACCATCATTAGCAAGAGATTCGCCCTTCTCTTCTCCGTCATCTTCCTGTGGTTCTGGCCATTCAAGCTCTTCTCCGTCTGGCCCCCTCACATCGTCAGGATTCATATGAAGCTGAGAATCTTCATTATCTTTATCTTTTCTAGCCATTTTAATCCTTTCTATGAGGGCGTTACCCACCCAACATCGTAATCAGCATCAGAAAGTTTAACCAGCACTTGTCCGGTTAATCCCCCCGGAGGAATTCCTTGTGTAGAAAGCGCTGTGCTAATTGCTTGATTCATTGCTGCTGTAGAAACTTGTCCGATTGGACCACCAGGACCAGGAGGTCCGGCATTAATAACAGCTACAGATGAAGAAGCTGGATCAACAATGATGTGTTGAGTTTTAGAAACTACATTAAGCTCACCCATTACTCAGTCACCGACCCTCTAAACGCAACTTCTAACGGTTGATCGAATACTGCAAGTGGTTCTGATCCACTTACACGTTTGAGATCCATGAAACCACTAGTGGCTTTGATTTGACTTGTTTCGTTATCGTCCAACATAAGAACAAGTTCTCCATCATGTCCGTCAGTCTTGAAGGAAACAACCCACGTTGCGATGAGTGGCGCAGAGACATCTGGTTCAGAACGAATTTCACTAGTAATAGTATCAGCAGAGACGTCAATACCAAGGCTAACTGTGATTGTGTTGGTCCTATCCTTATACACGACGACCTTACTACTCATGATCCTCCTTGTCTTCCTCGCTCTAACTCCGGAAACATTCCTAGAAAAGACCCCCCGGGGCTATTTTTGGGAGCCGGGCGATGCAGAGGGGGGGTTATCCTTGTTCCCTCCCCCCCCTCGGTCTGTTTGGTCCCAAGCTTTTTTCATTTCTATAATTCTATCTATAAAATTTTTTTTAAAATTATTCTTCAACTTCTTTCGTAACTTTTCTATAAATTCCTGAAACATTCTCATGAACTATCTCATCTATCGCAAGGCTGACGGCAAGGTCCTCGTCAGCTTCACTTAATTCATTTGAATGATTAACGATTCGAGCAAGGAAGGAACAAGTATGGTAGCCACTTGAAACATCATAGGCATACCAGGCTTCGAAGTCATCGAAAGGAGAATGTGGATTGTCCACTGTAGTTAGCATAGTCTTAGTAACCATCGTTCTCCTTTCATTCAACTGTTGCTCTGTCTAATGTACTAAGAGATACACCAAGTGCTGATGCTACTTCAGCTCTTGTGTAACCAGAAGCAAGCATAGTGTTTGCTCTATTGGTCATAGTCGATGTCATTAGTACATGTTCCTTAGGTGTTGCATGTTCACGCACAACAGACATGTCAGCATGTGTCAGTATCTCACTAAGCTTGGAGTCACTGATAGCTCCTGCTTGTATAGCGTCCCATTCATTATCACTTATAACTATAGCCTGTTTGTCTGCACCAGTACGACGACGTGCTTCCTCTAATGCTTGGTATTGTATCTTCTTATAGGTCTTAGAATCCATGTTTGGATTGTAGTTCTTCTTAGTCTTAACTACACTGTTAGCTATTAGTTGAGCCTGCCGTTCAAGAGGTGCATTGCTTTTAGCGAGGGCCAGTTTAGAATTGAGGGAGGCTACTTCATTTGGATAGGCCGCTCTAGCAGATGCACTGTATTTAGAAGGGGGGGTTTTAATTGCAGTAAGTCTAGCCTGATTAGCTAAAGACTTTAACTTATTAGAATGTTCAGCATAGTACCATTCAATAGCAGTACCTGACGAAAGAGTATGAGCATTCTTAGCTTCAGCTATCCTAGTAGTTGATGTAGTAAACGGTTTACCAGTTAACCAATGTACTCTACCTGTTGGTTCATAGACAAGTTCTCCTGTTGTCTTACTAACAGGACCGCCCTTCTTTTGAGTACGGGGTTTCCTTTCAGGTACACGTATCTCAGATCTAGCTCTAGAGATAAGTGTTGCAGCACCTGCTGAGCCACCCGGTTGTCTTTGATACTTATCTACTAACTGTCTAATACCATTATCAGTATAGGATGCTCTATAATTAAGGTTATGTTTCTCAGCATCAATAACAACCATAGAATGTTTAACTGCACGGGCTATGTCTTCGTGTGGTGCGCCAACAATAGACATGTCAGTAATAAGATTAGAAATCTTACCCATCTCTGTCTGAGTATTACGCATAGGCTTCATACCTTCATAACCTGGGTATGAAGCACGTGGATCAAATTCCTTAAGCGCATCTAATGGACGACTTACTTTAATCTGTCCACGTTGATTAGGAATAACAAGAACAGTATCTCCATCAAAGTCTGCACCAGATAAATGCTTAGCTACTTCATGATGAATACCAACAGCATCCTTTGCATCACCAAGAAGTCTTCTTGACTCAGCGTGATTATTGTTAACCACTAATTCTGGAATCTCAAAAGTTCCACCATGTGGGTGTCTAATCAAAACAACACGGTCACCATTTTTAAAGGTGGGGGCATAAATTTGAGTTGGTGGTATGGACGATACTGGAAGTATAACTTTAACAGCTTGCCCCGGTAAAGCAGCAGCTTTTAAATGGATTGACGCTGAATCAGTAGCTCCAGCAAAATCATTTAAAAGTTTCTTACGAACAGTAGAATTAGTTAAGTTATTTATATTTTCGTAATTATTTAATCTCTGTTCATAAGTCATATCCAATTGTGACTTAGCAAGCAATGGACTTTGTTTAGAAAGCATTTGAGAAGACAAAGTTCTAGACCAATTTTCCCAATCACCTTCTTCATTAACAATATTCAACACAGAAGTTGGTTTAGCATTTGGCGATCCTGGTTTATCCACAATTTGACGAACGATAGAACCAAACGGAAGATCTGGATCATCAGTAAGTTCTTTCATAGAATCAAATTTATTACCAGTATCTTGTTTGGAAGTATTAAATTGAAGATCTACACCAGCAGGTAAATCTTCTTTATATATAGCCATACCTTTTAGATAATGACCATCTCCAACTTTAACACGAACTTGAGCATACTTTGCTCCACCAAGATCAAGATCATTAACTCCTGGACGAACATAAATTACACCATCAGCTTTACTTCCACCTTCATTTCCATAAACAACCCCAACACGTTTTGGATCTATCGAAAGAGGAGGACTAATTTTTGTGTAAGATCTACCACCATCATCAGAATAATTAGTAATTTGATGAATATTTTGAGGATTTTGCCAAACTTCTTTTTGCGTTGAACCAGGCGGACCAAGAACTTTCATTCTTGTATCTTTCCCAGTACCAAGTTGTCTTACATTAACAGCATGAACTTCATAACCTTCTTCACGAAGCATTGCTACAGCGGTATCTAATTTTGTTGAAGTAACTCCAGCATAATTTTCTACGCCCTTACCAACGTCAATAAAACCTTTTTCTGCAACCTGAGATTTAAGCATGTTTGCAGTAGAAATAAGACTATCAGCTTTATCTGCTTCACCAGGTCTCAAAAGATTTCTTGCTGTTGATTCCGGAATTTTCATTTTAGCAGCAATGGCGTTAGTTGAATAACCTTTTTCTTTCAATCGCCAAGCCATATTAATGTCAGCTTGTTTCTTAGCATTTTTCTCAATTGATTTTCTTGCCCGAAGTTGAGTTGTTGACATACCCATACCTCGAGCTATTTCAATTTCACTAATGCCTTTTTGTTTTAAGTCTTCAACATACTGAAGAAAGGTTTTGTTTCGTGTATTAGTTTCATTACCACCCGAACCCCATGGATAACGACCTGAATGACGGGGAGTTCCATAATGAGCCAAATACTCATCTTCTGTTAATTGCACGAAACACCTCCTTTAGAATCTATCAGAAGCTTTTATCGTTTCAATTTGCCGATCAAAATCTATAATTCTATTCATAATTTCAAAAATAATTTCCGGAAAAGGTTCAAATATTTTTATCTCATCCCTTTGATAAATTCGAAGTTCAAATTCTATACTAAATGGATCTATACCATACTCTAAACAAAACAAAGCAGCATAAATCTCTAATTGATGTTCTGATGTTGGAACGATTCCGGTTTTCAAATCATGAATTCTTAACTTATTTGTCCGAAAACAAATAGTGTCAGCAGTACCAAAACAGTTATCAGAATAATACAAAATTTGTTCGCATTCCATTTTATAACCAATAGCATCATTAACGTATGTCGCTAACGATTTGTTTACTCTAGATAATTTAATCCCGAGTCTTATTGCTTCATGAGCAAGATTATGTAAATCGCTTCCTCTTTTGGCCGCCATTGACGCAATAAATCTTGCTTCTAATTTTTGATCATTATAATTAAGCCAATGATAACTACTTGGACTAAGAAACGCGTGGCGGCCGTATAAATCCCCATGCGCATTGAAGATCATATAATACTTCCTCCTCATTATCTGCGCTTATAAATGAGGCAAACGACATATCATTCAGCAAATTAATATAATACTGTTGATTAGGTCGTGTAAAAGCATTTTCTTTAGATTTAACTTCAAGCATAGCCCAATTGTCTTTATACAAAATTATAAGATCTGGAACACCTGGGGTATAACTCGCATCATTCTTTAAAATAAAACAACCAGGAAATAGATCCAAAAGTTTTTGAATAAGTCTCGCTTGATACTGCGATTCTCGCACTAGACCTCCTCAAAAATGGATACTCTACTCCTCCTTCCGTTATATGCGTTGTTTTTTAGGACACTTTGTATATGATTTACTCAGAGATAGATAAATTTCTGACGAGTAGGGAAAGTAAGTCTACCATTATAGATAGACTCCATAATGTTACGACATAGAAGTCCGTGTGTCATTGCGGCGTCAATATAATCTCGATATTGTATCGAAGTTGCCACATCAATCACAGGACCATAGAAATACCAATTTGGAAATGGACGTTTAAACTGTCTTGTGTAATGCCAAGCAAACCAACGTGGACGCCACATAATGTTATCTACACGTAAGTTTTCTTTATCACAATCCAATAAAATTGGTGTGTTAAAAAGTTCACTCTCTCCTTCCACAAATGCTCTAGCAACTAAACCTTTGGCTGAGAATCTAAATTGATGTCCATCCTTCATAAATCCTACAGTTAAATCTCCGTTTAATGTCGGCGATAAAACCATTTCTCTTCCGGTTCTGATATTAAAAAATCTACCGTAATTCGTTACCTCATAATTGGGGAAGTCATCAATGGTTTTACGAATTTCAGTGATTGTTTCCATAATTAGCCTCTTTTTTCCATCGCCCGGCGTTTCGGCGAAAAAGATATATCTGAAAAACTTTTAAAATATGTGTACATGTTATATTATTTTACCGTTTATATACATTCTTTTTTTTAAAAGTTATACATAAGTAAATAAATGCCAGGGTGCCTAAAACACCTATAAATCCTGGTCAGGATATCGGCGAAAAACCGGCAACAGCCCGGCGGGCTAGAAAATATTTGCCGAAAATGGCCATTTTTTAGCCTCTTCTCGTTCATTAAACGACTTTTTTTGATCCAGAGCCTTTTTTATTGCTCTGTCAA